GAATTACTAAGAGATAAGGATTGGTTAATTGACGATATGGATATTAATACAGCTAAAGGGCTTTACGAAATGCCTTCAACATTTAAGGAACTAAGAATAAAAACAAAAAGAAAAAAACTAACAAATGGCAGATAAGACAGTATTAATTGAGTTAAGTGTAGAAGGGGGTAATGCTTTATCTAAGGTAAATGAGCTTACAAATAGCTTAAAAACATTAGAAAAAGGTACTGATGAATACAAGCAAGCGGTAAAAGAACTTGCAGAGCAGGAAAGAATATTAACAAAGGCTCAAAAAGCCAGAGATAAGGTTCAGAAGGAATCAAGTAAGCAAATGAAGCAAGTTAAAACCGATACTGGAGCTGCAACTTCAGCTACATTGGAACTTGGTAGAGTGTTTTCAGATATGCCTTACGGTATTCGAGGTGTAGCAAACAACTTGCAACAATTAGCTGCCAACTTATTCTTTATGAGTAAGAAGACGGACGGAGTTACTGGAAAAATGCAGGGGTTTAAAGGTGCTATCGGTAGTCTACTTAAAAACTTAATAGGGCCTGCTGGTTTACTTGTTGCGTTTCAAGCAATAGTTGCTGCTTTTGACTACTTTTCTGATAGTCAGAAAGAAGCTAAAGATAAAACAGAAAAAACAACTAGTGCTATAGATAAACAGCGTATAGCGTTGGTTAAGTTAATAGAAAAACAAAACTTTTGGAGGAAGTTAAAAGTTACTACATCTCTTGATTTAGCTAAAGAAACTGCTTTACTTAACACTCATATTAGAGCGATTAGATTGCAGTCAAACTCTGAAGAAGAAAGGGCTTATGCTCTTGAGAAACTAATAAAACTATACCCTAAATATTTTAAAGGTATAAAGGTTGATGATTTAAAATCTTTAGCTATAGCTGAGGAAAAGACCAACAAAGAACTTATTCGTGGTAATAAATTCAAAGAAATACAAATCAAACTAACGGAGCTTGGGGGTAAAAAAATACTTTTAACAGAGAAATTAAAGCAGGTTCAAATAAAGTTAACCAATAAAATAACTTTAAAGAGTTTATTAGAACAGAAAAAACTTGAGGAGGAATTATTAAGTATTAAGGTTAAAACACTTAAATTTAATGAATCAGCGGCATTCCTTTTAGCTAGAGGTGTAGACCCTAAAGAGTCTCCAGATAAAGACAAGGGTAAGGGTAAGGTTAAAAAAATATCTCCATTTAAAACACCTAAAGAATTAGACTTAGATGTTGAAAATAACCTAAAAGCTATAGATAAATTAAACAGGAGTACAGAGAAACAAGTTTTAAAAAATAACGAAAAAGAGGAACTGTCTTTAGCTACTACAGAAGAACAAAAGAAAGCTATAAAAGAAAAATACGCATCTAAAAATCTTGAAGTACAGATAAAGTACGAATTGAAAGCATTAGATTTAAAAGCTGAGTTAGAAAAGACTAACGCAAGAGATAAGCAGAGAGATTACATTAAGAGTTTAGATGAAAAACTTGAAGCATACAAGAAGTCTTTAAGGGACGAAAATGGTGCGCTTAGTGATGCTGCTAAAAAAGCAATTGCTTTAGCAACAACAGAAACAGATAAAAAGAAAAAAGCATCTGAAGAGGAATTAAGGTTAACTGTTTCTGGTATTGAAGAGGAATATGCTAAATTATTTCCTTTCTGGATTAAACTAAATGATGCAAGGAGAGATGCTTTAGGTATAGGTAGTGATGAAAAGAAAGAAGACCCAATCAAGGCTTGGTTTGATAAATATACATTTTATGTAGAACAAGCTAAAGCATTGATATCTGGAGTAGCTGATTTCGTTGATGCGGAGTTTGAAAGAGAATTAACTATAGAGAAAAACAAGACTACTGAATTAAATAATGAGTTGAATAAAAGGCTTCTTAATGAAAACCTAAGCAAAAGTCAAAAAGAGTCTATACAGAATCAAATTGCTCAGAATGATGAAAAATTAAGAGTAAAACAAGAGAAGATTGCAAGAAAGAGATTTAAGGTAATGAAGGCTTTTAACTTAGCTACAGCATTAGCTGATACATATTTAGCTACACAAAAAGCCTATACATCTCAACTACAATTAGACCCAACTTCTCCTATTAGAGCTAAGATAGCTGCTGGTGTTGCTTTAGCCGCTGGTCTTGCGAATGTTGCAGCGATAGCGAGAACAAGATTTGAGTCTTCTTCTGGAACGAGTCCTGCAATAAATGGAGGTGGAGGTAGCGGAGGTAGTGCGAGAGCTGAACCTTCGTTCAATATAGTAGGTAGGTCTAATGAGAATTTACTACTAAACGCAATACAATCACAATTTGACCAACCATTAAGAGCTTATGTTGTAGCTAGAGACGTTACAAACCAACAACAAATGGACGGTGTTATTTCTGGAGCAGCAAGCACCTAAAATGAAACAGATAAACCAAATAAGGTTAACATAACATAAAAAATAAAAATATGAACGAATTAGAGACATTTGAATTATTTATAGATGAAGCAAGAGAAGAGGATGGTATAGAAGCCATCTCTCTTGTCGAGTTTCCAGCAATAGAAGAAAACTTTGTAGCTTTAAGCAAGCACAAGGTAGAGTTTAAGACGGTAGATACTGAGAAGAGAGTTATCGTAGGTCTTGCATTAGTTCCAGATAAGCCAATATACAGACGTAGCGGAGACAAGGAGTACAATATTATATTCTCTAAGGAAACTGTGAGAAAAGCATCTGAACTATACTTAAAACGCCTTAAACTAAACAATGCTACATTAGAACACGATGAGCAAATGACAAGCGGTGTATCTGTAATAGAATCTTGGATAGTAGAAGACCCTTCTAAAGACAAAACTGCTTTATACGGATTAAATGCTGTTAAGGGTGCTTGGGCTGTAACTATGAAGATAGACAATGACGAAGTATGGGAAGATGTTAAATCTGGTAAATACTTAGGATTGAGTATCGAAGGTATGTTTAGTGATAGAGCTGAAGACGTTGAAGAGGTTGAAGCTAATGAAGTGTTAGAGCAAATCAAGGATATGTTAGCTAAAGAGATGTTAGAGTCTTATTCTGATTATCCACAAAGCGCAACTAACAATGCAAAGAAAGCCCTAAAGTACAAGAAAGAGAACGGAAGTTCTTGCGGTACAAGTGTAGGATGGACAATAGCAAGTCAGTTAGCTGCCAGAAAACCTTTAAGTAGAGATACTATTGCAAGAATGGCATCTTTTAAGAGACATCAACAACATAAAGACGTTCCTTATACCGAAGGGTGTGGAGGACTAATGTGGGACTGTTGGGGAGGAACAAGCGGTGTTGAATGGGCTATAAATAAACTTAAAAAAATAGACGGATAGTATGAAGGCAGTATATTGTAAATGCAAGAACACTTACTCTATCAAGTGTGATAAAGGAGAGAAGAAATGTAAGTCAGACGAATACTGGAAACAAGGTATCGGTTCGATATACAAAGAGACAGAAGATTAGAAAACAAGACACTAAGTCTGTGAATAGTTATATTAATATAAATCAATAAGTATGAAAGCAACAGAAATCCTTAATAACGTAAAAGAGCTTTTAAACCTTTCAAGAGAGGAAGTTAAAGTAGAAGACGTTATTGTAGAAGAAGCGGTAGATTTATCTACTGAAGAAGTGATTGAAGCTATCGAAGAAGAAGTAAAGGACGTTATCCTTGCTGAAGAAACTAAAGAAGAAGCGATTGTTGACGAGGTGGCAGAAGCACCAGTAGCAAATTACGCAACATCTGAAGAGTTATCAGCAGTTAAAACTGAATTACTTTCTATGATTAAAGCGTTAATCGAAGATAAGTCGGCAGCGGACACTAAAGAAGTTCCTCAAGAGTTATCATCACAAGAAGAGGTTGAGTTATCTGAAGAAGCAGAAGAAGTTGTGCATTCTCCAGAAGCATCAGTCGAAAAGAAAAAAAGTTTATTATCAACCCCAAACAGATTTTTGACTATCGAAGAAAGAGTCAACAAAATGTTATTCAATTAAAAATTATATAAAAATGGCTACTACTACAAACATTATTAACAAAAGTTATGCTGGAGAAAGCGCAGGGAAATATATCTCAGCGGCTTTATTAACAGGTAACACGATTGCAAACGGAGGACTAACTATTCGTCCAAACGTAAAATTTAAAGAAGTTGTAAAAAGATTGGAATTAGACGGTATCGTAAAAGATGGTACTTGTGGTTTCGAAGACACATCAACTTTAACATTAACTGAAAGAATCTTACAACCTAAAGAGTTACAAGTTAACTTAGAATTGTGTAAGAAAGATTTCCGTTCTGACTGGGATGCAGTACAGATGGGATATTCTGCTTTTGACAACTTACCAAGCTCTTTCCAAGAGTATTTAATCGGTTATGTTGCTGCAAAAGTTGCACAGAAGAACGAACAAAACATTTGGGCAGGAGTTGATGCGGAAGGTTCATTTGATGGATTCTCTACTTTATTAGCTACTGATACTGCTAAGATTGAGGTAGTTGGAACTACTGTAACTGCTGCAAACGTTGTTGATGAGTTAGGGAAAGTTGTAGATGCTATTCCTTCTGCATTATACGGAAGAGATGATTTACACATCTATGTTGCACAAAACGTATTCAGAGCTTACAAGCGTAGTTTAGGTGGATTTGCATCTGGAGGACAAGGAGCTGCTGGTTATATGGCACAAGGAAACAACCAAGACATTAACGTATTGT